CGGTCGACGTGCACAGCCTCATCATGCTGAACCAGAAGGCGCCGATGCCCGGGCGCGGTTGGGGCTGTGTGGTCTGCGATCTGCCGTCCGATGGCGCGCTCGCGGTGGTGTGCGATGCGTGCGAGGCCGCGTTCGCCAGCGTCATGGATCCGCCGCTGCGGTTTGCCTGTCGCGGCTATCCCGGTGCCGATGGGCGCGTAACGATCGACACGCTCACGGGGACGCACGAGCACGATCGGAGCAAGCACCGAGACAACGACTTGGATGACGAGGCTGGCGAGTACTCCGTCGACGAATTCGATGCCTGACTCCTCGCGCTTCTTCAACGTCGAGCAGGTGCCCGCGTCGGACCTGGACGCGCTCCTCGCGGCGACCGAGCGGGACGGGCATCGGCTGATCCATCTGCGGGCCGAACGCCGGGCGGGCACCACCGCCTACGTCTACACGGTCTTCTTCAAGAAAGCCCCGAACGCCGCCGCCGTCGCCCGGACGACAGAGAAACCCCGCCAGCGGAGGCCTCAGTCATCCGTCCGTCGACGCGGTAGCTAAGGGCGCTGCGTACTGTGAATGGTGACCGCGCGTCAGACCGATTCTCGTCTACTTACACCGACTCTCACCGACTGTGAGCGACTGTGCGTGTCCGGTCCGCGGAGCAACGCCGCCGTCCCGCGACAGAATCGCCACGGAGGCCAGCGACGAGGAATCTACCCTCCGCTGGACCGGACGTCGGACCGGACGTCTGGTTCTGTCCATCCATAGGCCGCCGCGAGCGCTTGCCAGCGCTTCAAATAGCGGCGTGTCGTCCCATCAGGCCAGCTAACGACATACCACAGCGTGTGACCCTCGAGCGCCCACGCGACCGTCACGCGGCGATCGAGGTGATCTGTGATCATGATGACGCGGGCCTGTTGGGGGGACATGCGCCGCTTACGGAGTACGGGTGTCCCGATGCACCCGCACCCCAGAGCGGACCGTCGGCACCGGCCGCGGCCTGACGAGGTGGGGCCACTGACCCGCGGGGCTGTCCTGGGTCGGGTCAAACGCGCGGATCAAGAGATGCACTTGTCGACTCGAGATCAGGTGCGTGGCATGGGCCCGACAGAGGACGCGCACAATCCGCCGGTGCCACCGCCGCGCGGTCGATCGCAGAATCAACGCATCGATCCAGTCCCGCCAGCGGTCTACCACTCGGTCGATCGCCATGTCAGGGGGACGGGCGCTTGTGCCGTGAGGCGAGTGTGGCCTTGGCCTGCCGCTTCTTCTCGACGCGCGGCGGGGGCGCGGGCGTACTCGCCGATCCTAGGAGTCGGGTCCGCCCCATCGCCATCAAGAACGCGTCAAAGCGATCCGGATAAATGCGGTACGTATGCCGGCGGGTCCCCCGGATTGTCTCGGCCTCGAGCTTCACGCGCGCGCCGCCGGGCGCCGGCTTCCCTTCGGTGATCGCCTGACAGATCCAGTTGGCGCTGACGCCCATGAAGTGCGCGCACTCGCTCGCCCGCAAGGCCGTGGGTGCTGAGAGCAGGGACATCCGCGCCCATGATCGCACAACGCCGTGCGGCCGAGACCCTCGCAGCAGTGCTCAGCGAGCGAACCGTGCCCCCGTCGCACAAATCACTGTGCACAATGCGGATCGTCGGCGGACCGCAGGCTGATACTTGGAGCGTGCCGCCGCGAGAGCCCCAAAAATCCGCGTTCCAACGCGGCTACACGAAAGCCTGGAGCAAAGCCGCGAAGGCGTTTCGGCTCAAGTATCCGTTGTGCGGCATGCGTCCCGATCATCAACCGCCGGTGATGAGCGAGTGCGATCAACTCGAACGCAGCACGCCAGCGACGCTCGTTGATCACGTCGTGCCGCATCGCGGCGATCACACGCGCTTCTGGGATGAGCAGGGGAATTGGCAATCGCTGTGTTTTCGCTGTCATACCCGGAAGACCGCGGCGGAAGACGCCGCGTTCGCGGAGGCGAATGTCAAGGGATAACGCGCCGGTCGACGTCGCCCATCGATCTGATCGTGCAGGCCAGGGGGGGATCAGTCTCTGGGACCTGGGCGCCGGGAGACACAGGCTGTCCTTCATACGCACAACGCCAGCGAATGAAATTCGCGGGGCGGCCTGACGATGGCGGGGACGAGTCGTTCAGGCGGCCGGAACCGGAAGTCCTCCGCCCTCCATGCGGTCGAAGGGACCTTTCGCACCGGCCGCCATAACGCCGCGGAGGTGACACTGGACCCCCCGAAGGGCCGGCCGGCCACGCCCCCGACGCTCGGCGGTCACGCCCTGGTGGAATGGGACCGGATGATCGCGCGCCTCGAGGAGCTCGGGACCCTGTCGGCCGTCGATGACGCCGCGCTGTATCAGTACGTGTGTTTGTTCGGCGAAACCGAGGATACGCAAGATCGCCGACGAGACACCGCGCTGCTGGTGACGACGCTGCAGGCCACGATCGCCCGTGAAGCCACGCGCATCACCAACGCGGCCGCGCCGGTCGCCGAGGACCTCGCGGCCACCGCCGACGCCGTCGCGCAGATCCTCGCGCTGCAGCAAGTCATCGCGAAACAGACGACGCAGCTCCGGCAGGGACACATGGCCATCCGGCAGTACCTGGTCGAATTTGGGATGACGCCGGCGGCGCGGACCCGCGTGAGTGGGGGCCGACGAGAGGGCGATCACGCGCCCGTGAATCCGCTCGATCGGTTCACGCAGCCGAAGAAACTAGCATGACGATCCCGGATGATCGGCGCCGCGATGCCGTGACCCGCTACGCGACCGACGTCGTCGCGCGGCAGATCGTCGCCGGGCGGAAAGTCCGCCTCGCGTGCGCGCGCCATCTCGACGACCTCGCGCACCAAACAGAGAAGGGGTTGCTCTGGGACGCGGCTGAGGCGCAGGAAGCGATCGATTTTTTCCCGACGTGCCTCTGCCTCCCGGAAGAAACCGACGCCGACGAGGACGTCGAAGCTTCGGACGATGTCAGCCCGGAGCACGGCACGCCGTTCGTCCTCTCGCCGCACCAGCAATTCATCGTGGGCAGCCTCCTGGGCTGGTTCTCGGTCCGCGTCAGTAAGAAGACCGGCGCGCGGCGCGTGCAGCAACGCTTCCGGATCGCGTTTTACCAGGGCGGGAAGGGCGACGGGAAGACGCCGCTCTTTGCCGGACTCCTGCTTCTCATGTTGGTCCGGCACGGCGTGCGAGGCGCGCAGCTGTTTTGTGCGGCCGTGACGAAAGAGCAGGCCAAAATCGCCTTCACCGACTGCGTGAAAATGGTCGAGGCCTCGCCGGCGTTGCAGAAACTGATCACGCACACCGGCAACAACCTCGCGGTCAAATCGACCGGCTCGTTCATTCGACCGATCTCCGCGGAGAAGCGCGGCCTCGACGGGAAGCGCGTCCAGGGCGCCGTCGTCGACGAAATCCACGAAGCCCCCAGCAACGTCGTGTTGGTGAAACTGCGCGCCGGGATTAAGGGCCGGCCGAACGCGCTCATCATGATTCCCACCAACGCGGGCTTTGATCGGGAGACGGTGTGCTGGGAACTGGTCGAGTACTCGCGGCAGATCCTGGAGGGCACGCTCGTCAATGAGACTTTTTTTGCGTACGTGTGCGGACTCGACGCCTGCGATCGCTGCCACGCCGCCGGCAAGCTCCAACCCTCCGACGATTGCCCGGACTGCGACGATTGGAAGGTTGAGGGTCCCCATTGGCTCAAGTCCGTGCCGAACCTCGGCGTTTCGCTGCCGTGGGAATACATGCGCGAGCAAGTCCGCGAGGCGATCGCGATCCCCTCGCTGCGGAATATGGTGCGGCGCTTGAATTTCTGCCAGTGGACCCAGCAGGCCACGGTCTGGATCACGGCGGAGCAGTGGGCCGCGTGTGCGTGTGACGCGCGGGAGGTCGCCGCATGATCACGCGGCGCGGATTCATCGGCCTCCTCGGTGTGGCGGTGGCGGCGACGTTGTCGCCGGACGCGTTTCATACGTCGCTGCTCGGGCGGGAGTGTTTCCTCGGCATCGACCTCTCTGACAAAATCGATCTCTCGGCGGTCGTCGCTGTCTTCCCCCGCGCGATCGCGCGCGAGGATCGAGGCGAGGCGGCCGTCGAGAGCCTCGCCGACCCCACGAACCAGCCGACGATCGACCGCGCGATCGACGTGCGGCCGTTTTTTTGGATGCCTGAGAAGACGCTGGCGCGGCGGGCGCAGGAGGACAAAATCCCCTATCCCGACTGGGCGCGGGATGGCTACGTCTTCACAACCCCTGGCAGTCTCATCGACCACGACGCGATCGTGGAATTCATCATCAGTGGGCTCGCCGTGGACTACAAGATCCGCGGCATTGGCATCGACCAGGCGGGCGCGGCGGGCGTGGTCTCCAAGCTTCAGCGCCACTTCGGGGACGAGCTCGTCAAAGAAATCCCGCAAGGGTTCCGCCGGTTGTCGGAGCCGTCGAAGCTACTCGAAGCGCTCATCGTCACCAACAACCTGACGCACGACGGGAACCCCTGCCTGGCGTGGTGCATGGGGAATATGGGCACCGAGGAGAACGCCTGGCGCGAGATCCGGCCGGTGAAACTCAACCAGCGGAAACGGATTGACGGCGGCGTGGCGCTGGTGGACGCACTCGCGCAGATGACGGCGACGCCGGCGGCGCAACGCTCGGTGTATGCGACACGAGGAGTACGCACGCTTGGCGATTGATCGACCGAAAGTGATCGCCGCCCTCGCGGAGAACGTGAACGGCCTCGCGGTCCTAGGGGGCGCGATCTGGCTCTACGTCGGCGTGCACGGCTTCTCGCCGGCGGCGGCGGACATCGTCGCAGGCGTGCTCCTGATCGCGATCGGGCTGCGGCCCTATCTCCAGGGATCGAGGCGCCCCTGATGGATCTCCTGGCGCGGCTCTTCGACGGCGATCTCCACGCGGGCACACCGGGCCCAACCGATGACTTCTGGTATCAGCCGACCGCCGGCGGCGTGCTGACCGCGGCGGGGATGCGCGTCGACGAGGACGGCGCGCAAAAGCTCTCCGCGTGGTTCCGGGGACGGTTCATTCTCCAAATCGTGCTCGCGATGCTGCCGTTCCCGATCCTCCGACGGTTGCCCCACGATGGCGGCGCCGAGCTGGCGGTCGACCATCCGCTGTACGACGTCCTCCACGATCAGCCCAACGACGTCGACGACTCCTTTCAGTGGCGCTGCACCAAGATGGGGCACCTCATCGACCACGGCCACGCCTATGACTGGATCGTGCCGGGTCCGCGCGGCTTCGCCCACCAACTCGTGCCGATTGCGCCGACCCTGGTCACCCCGAAACAGCAGCGCGTGACCTTGGCGAACGGCGCGGTGATTCCCGGGCGGATGCTGTACGACGTGCGGAACGATCAGACCGGCCGGACGTCGACCTTCACGCAGGACGACATCTTTCACCTCCGCGCGCCGGGCGGGCACGGCATCCTCGCGCATGCGCGCTCGAGCCTCGGGACGGCGCTGGCGACCGAGAGCTTCGCGGCCGCCACGTTTGGGCGGGGCTCGCTGAATGGCGGCGTCATTGAAAATCCCGGCGTCATGGACGAGGAGGCGTCGCGACGGATGGCGCGGTCCTTCATCACCGCGGCCGGCGATTGGCGCCTCCCGAAGGTGCTCGAGCAGGGCAGCACGTTCAAGGAAAGCACGCTGTCGCCAGAAGACTTCCAAATGCTCCTGAGTCGGAAGTTTTCGGTCGACGATGTGGCGCGCTGGTTGGGCGTGCCGCGCCAGATGCTCGAGAACAGCGATCCGAGCTTCGGGAATGCCGAGCAGTTCTGGCAGTCATTCCTGACGATCGGGATGGGCGGCTGGTTGTCGCTGTTTGAATTCGCGGTCAACAGCCAACTGATTCTCGCCCCGCAGACCTATTTCGCCCGGTTCACCCGGCAGGCGATCCAGCGCGCCAACTTCGCGGAACGCGTGGCCGGGCTCGTCGCCCTCAAGAACGCTGCGATCATCTCGGCCGATGAGGCGCGGGGCGTGGAGGATATGAACAAGCGCGGCGGCCGCGCGGACGAACTCGTCGAATCGCAAAACATCACCGGCAAGCCTCCGACGGCGTCCGATGCCTCTGGGCATCGCCCGGCCACCGGCGCTCGAGCCGACGCGATTACGACCGAGTCCGCGGCACGGCTGCTCCGCAAGGAAGTCGCCGCGGTCGGGAAGGAAGCCGTGCGCCACGCGGGGCATCTCGACACGTTTCTCGCGGCGGTGACCACGTTCTACGCCGCCCACGCGCGGCTCGTGGCGCAGACGCTGCAGATCTCCGCGGCGCAGGCCGAGGCCTACTGTGATCGGCAGGCCCACCAGGTGACCCGCGGCTGGGTGGAGGCCGTCGCGTTGTGGCAAACCGCCGCGTATGCCGCCGGCCTCGCGGCGCTGGCGCTGGAGGACCCTCCCCCATGAATGACCACGAGCCGATGCTGCAGTTCTTTTCGTTCGCGCATCTCCCGCCGCCACTCGCGGACGTCAGTCAACCGTTCTGCCTGCTCGCGGCACGCCTCGTCGACACACTGCCGCGCAATCCAGAGCGATCGGCCGCGCTGCGGAAACTGCTCGAAGCGAAGGATTGCGCCGTGCGCGCCGTGTTGTATCAAGCGGAGTCGCCACTATGAAATACCAACGCCTCGTCGCGTACGTCGCCGACACGCTGTGGGCCTGTCACCCGAGCAAGCTGGCCGAGCTCCTGGCCGTGCTCGCCTTTCGATCCGCGGGACACGAGTACTCCGAGGCCGAAATCGCGGCGCGCATCGGGGATGCCGGGAACCGCGCGCCCGGGCCGACGAGTCGTGGCGCCGTGGCCGTGATTCCGGTTCGCGGCATGATCGCGCATCGGATCTCGGGCATGGAGGATACGAGCGGCGGCACCTCCTGTGAACGCATCAGCGCGCAGATCGACCGCGTCGTGGCCGAGGGGATCGGCACGATCGTGTACGACTTCGACACGCCCGGCGGCACCGTGCCGGGTATTCAGGAGCTGGCGGCGAAGATGTTCGCGCTGCGCGGGCAGGTCACCCAGATCGCGCAGATCAATTCGATGGCGGCGAGTGCCGGGTACTGGTTGGCGAGCCAGTGCGATGAACGGGTCTGCATGCCCAGCGGCTGGGCGGGATCGATCGGCGTGTATTCGGCGCATCAGGATCTCTCGAAGGCGCTCGAGCGGGAAGGCGTTGACATCACGCTGATCTCGGCCGGGAAGTACAAGACGGAAGGCAGTCAGTTTGGCCCGCTCTCGC